CGCAAAGGTTAAATGATAGTAGTGGTAAATCTCACCACGTAATGGCATCTGAAGGAGGTAAATACAAATATATTAAGTTCGGGCAGAAAGGTGTAAAGACAAACCAGACTGCAGGACAGCGTGAAGCTTTTAAATCAAGACACGCAAAGAACATAGCAAAAGGTAAAATGTCTGCAGCGTATTGGGCAGACAAAGTTAAATGGAGTGCTTCTAAAACAAAATCTCCTTCTAAAAAATGGGTTAAAGGATCTTAAGAATGAAAACAACAACACTAGCAACTGTGGTTGCACTAGCAGCTACATCAACGTCAGCTATGGATTTCTCTGTCGCAGGGCAGACATTATCTATAGGCGCAGACTCTGACCTCAACTATACTACTGGTGTAGAAGAGTGGGAATGGGAAATGACACCATCAGCAGGATTGACTGCTATGGGTATTGGATTAACTATGTCTACAGACATTGATATATTGACTCTTGATGAAGGAGACATCTTTCAAGGCTTAGACTTTACAGCAGACTACACTGTGCCTAGCACAAATATTAGTCTGTATACTGAAGTGTCAACAGATTCAGACTTAGAGTTTGGTGACGTAACAGTAGGGGCTACGGTCAGCTTTTAATGTGGATAGCATTCATGCTCCTCTGTAGTACACCTGCAGCATTGTCGTGTGAAGTTATGGCAAAGACAGAGGCAACATTTGCTACAGAGGAAGCATGTGCTCAAGAAGCAGTAATAGTAGCTAGGTATTTTCAACAGAAAGGATACCTAGCAATACCACAATGTACCAAAATAAAAATAGGAGTTTCGCTATGAAAGTACTAAAATGGTTTGGAAGATATTTAAAAAGAGTAGTACGTGCACTGCTGAATATGAAGTGTGGTGACGATTGTAAAGGTAAAGCTTAGTCCAATGAAAAAGAAGTCTACTGTAAACAAAGCAGGAAACTACACAAAGCCAGGAATGAGAAAGGCTTTATTTAACTCGATTAAAGCAGGTGGCAAAGGGGGAAACCCCGGTCAGTGGTCTGCTCGTAAAGCTCAGATGTTAGCCAAACAATACAAAGCTAAAGGTGGAGGCTACAAGTCATGAGAGCACCTCAGAAATCTCTTAAGAAGTGGGGTGATCAAAAATGGAGAACTTCTGACGGATCTCCTTCAAAAGGTAAGAAAAGATACTTACCAGACAAAGCGTGGAAAGCTTTAAGTCCTGGAGAGAAAGCTGCAACTAACGCAGCAAAAGCAAAAGGAAACAAAAAAGGAAAGCAGTTTGTTGCCCAACCCAAAGGCGTAGCAAAAAAAGTAAAACCTTATAGAGCTAGTAAGGGAGGTCTAGCTAGAAAGAAAAAATAAAAATGGCATTTCTTACTAGCAGCATACCGTACTTCAAAGCATGGGTACGTAGAGAATACACAAAAAATTTGGAAGAATATTATGGCGAGTTCTTACATTGCATGGTCATTGGTGTTACTACTATGCCAAACAGGACTCTCAGCTTTCAAGTTATTTTTACAGGCTGCGAGTCTGATCATGATGGTAGCCCCAATATACATGGTGGTGCGATGTGGGCTAGACTACCTCTTGTAGCTCTAGTTGCTGACACACCTTTAGAAGAGTGGCCTGAAGAATTACCACCATATCTAGCACAGCCTTGGGATTGTATGTCGCATACACACTCAGTATACAAATTAGAAAGAGCTAGTCCTGCCCCTTGGATAGCAAAAGTAGATGGGCAGTTCTATCCTGCAAAGTATTACTTCACTGTTGATTATACTGACAATGAAGTAGCAGACGATCCTGCACAACATAAACAATCTCACGTACTTGAGTTGTTGGATGCAGGGGAGTACACAGGTAACATTGTTGCGTTGCCCAATAATAGAGTGAGAGTAACTCACCCTGCTTGGTTTGAAACAGGTCAAGGTGCACCAGACTTTAAACCAAACCAGAATATTTATAACTCAAAAGAAAACGTGGACTACGTATGGGATACGCAACGAGTCTTTAATAATTTGTATAGTATTAATAGTGAGGAAGAATAAAATGGCTACACAAGATCAAATAGAAAGCTTAAGGGATAAGCTACTTTCTATGGGTGAAAAAAGAAGTATATCAGAAATTTTAGGCAGGAATATGTCAAAAAAAATAGATGATATGCCTATCAAAGAGCTAAGAAGTAAAGTCATGGCTAAGATCGGTATGAATCAAGGTGGCATGACTAAAAAGAAAAAAGGCATGGCTAAGGGTGGAGCTAACATGAAAAAGAAAGGCATGGCTAAGGGCGGTGTCAACATGAAGAAAAAAGGTTACGCAGCAGGAGGATTAAAAGCTCCTAGTGCTAACCAAACTGGTCTTAAAAAACTACCTGAATCAGTTCGTAACAAGATGGGTTACATGAACAAAGGTGGTATGCCCAAAAAGAAAAAAGGGTATGCTAAAGGTGGAGCTAACATGAAAAAGAAAGCTTACGCCAAAGGTGGTACAGTAGCTACTTACAACGTAGGTGGCATGGTTAAGTCTTCTGGACCTCTTAACACAGGAATCAAAAAAGCTCCTGACACTTATAACAAGGATTAATACAATGGCTTCATACAAAGATTATAAAACAATTGCTGCTGCTAAAAAAGCAGGATCAATGTACTACATGAACAAGCAAGGCAAAAAGATGCTTGCTGTAACAAAAGAAGATTTGGACGCTTGGAAAAAAAGAAACAAGGGTAAGTACAAAGGTTCTGCTCTAACAGCTTGGGCTAACAACAAAGGCAAAGATATTAGTGGTGCTCCTAAGTCTTCAAAGAAACCTAGAATACGTCCAGGTTCTGGTGCTATAGATGTTATGACTGATGCTGAAAAGAAAGAAGTAAAAGCAGCAAACAAAGAAATGTCTGTCAGAGATATTAAAGATGTTGCTGAAGATGCTTTAACAAGAGCAGAAGCTACAAGACGTACTTACGAGTACAACAAAAAACAAAGACAGAGTGAGCGTCCTAAAGGAGCAGGTCAAAAGTTTAGAGATTGGTACGACAAAAACGGAAGTAAGTACGATACCATGAAAGAAGCTATGGCTGCTTTTAAAAAGAGTATAAAAGAAAATGATTTAATTAAGTCTGGAAACTCCAAAGGAGGATTACAGAAAAAGAAAAAAGGGTACGCCAAAGGTGGTATGATTGACTATCGTAAAACAGGAATGTTTTATGGTGGTGGCATGACTAGAAGAGGTAAAAGATGAAGCTAGATGACGATAAAGTAATTGATCAGTACGGTGCTGTTTTAGCTCAGTACATTCACGGAGAATGGCACACCAAAGATCCTGCTGTTCTAGAGTTTATCATGAATCAAGACAAACCTGAAACAGAAAAAGTACGTGCTCGAAACGAGAAGGGTCACTACATAAAGGAT